AGTGTAATGTGCAGGCCTTCGAGAGCAGTGGTAGCAACCGTTCCAATCCCAAGGGCAACATAAGCACCAACTACGCCATCAGAAGTAACAGATGGTGAATTGGTTATTTTAAAAATGCATGACCCTACGGCCACGGATGTGGAAGCGGTAGGTAACACCTTATATATGTTGTTACCAGAAAAGTTGTCGAAAGCAACTGTGGGTGAACCTGTGCCACTATCATAAGCAACAACAGTCACCAGATACGTACCTGCAGGGGGAACAAATCTCACATGTGAAGAATCACTAGAATAAAACTTAGTAAGCGTGTTTCCCCTATGTATCGCAGGATCAATATACACATTAGCCCCCCATGCGACAGCAGCCATGTCTGTGTATTGCGTGCTGAAAAGTGCTTGCTGAGGTTTTAAGAGTTCAACAGTATAATGGACAACCACATCACAAACAGATGTGGATGTACCGGTAAGCTGATCGGTCATGACCACAAATTGTCCGGCATCGATTAACTTACTATCGCTGCTCGTATGTGAATTTACGAACAACTCCCCCTTCGGCGTGGGCAAATCCAACCCAATAGTTTGCCACACAGGTCCTTGCATATGTTTCTCCATAGCAAAGAATTCAGATCGATCGTAAGGGAGAGGATCAGTGGAGTCAGGATCATAACCAACCCCAACGCGACCAGCAGTGCTGGTGGGGCTAAAGGTAATAAGCTCAACCTGCATCTTCACGATCCGATATTTATCATAGTTTACAGCCATGGTAGATAGCCAAGGAAAGACATCACCCTTCCCAGGGTTGATAACAAACCCCTGCGCCTTAAAGGTATTGGCACTGGAACTACTAACAATAGTAGTCAACAGTTCAGAATGGGTCACTCGGACACCATTGGGAAGGGCACTAGTTTTGGGTGCCCCGCGCCTACCAACAACACGCGTGGCGGCCACGGGAGCGGATACACCCAAACTCATCATTCCAGACGTCTTCTTTTGAGGGGATGGACCGGTGCGGTTAGGAACTCGTTGCATAATAGCCTTAATTTCCCGCTTGATCTCCTCCTTCCCTTTCTTGGAAACACCCTTGACTTTCTTCGCCATCCAATCAGCTACGTAGGTAACAGAACTCTGTGTCAATTCAATACCACGCTGGACGAGGTAATCAGCAGAATTAACACACAACAACTCAGCAACCCCAAACGTGGGAAATGGAAACGTATCAACCAGAGCTTGACAAGCTAGCTCTATTCCACGCCTGGTAACAGGTACCTCAGTTCGAGACCCAACCACTGACAACCCCTGTTGGTTGTTGGGTTTCTCAGAGAATACAACCACCTGTTTAGAATCAGCACTATCAGCAAGTTCAATAATAGCTCCGTTTGAATCAACTTCAGCGTTGGTCATAACACCACCTTCAACATCAGCAAACCGACGATGTAATGTCACGTCCTCAGATGTGGCAAAACGCCGTGTGACTCTGTCCGAATCGTCGGAAGGTGGAAGAGGGGTTTCCTTTCGCGAACTTTGACCTTCAGTGTATTGGAGCGCTTGTCCAACTTCAAGAACCCCTGCAAAAATCACTGCAGGAGCCAAAAACATCTATGGGATCCCGCTGTTAAACGGGACTGTTCATCCAGGCTACGTGGCGGTTATTTCAGGGCAACACCCCACCACTGCGCGCTAACTACGGAAGCCTATGGCCTCCGACGCGGCACCGCCACGCCTCACCGTGCAGTCTCTTAGCCATTATATTGGCTCATCAAATTGATTTTGGTGAGTGAACCAGAACCCCATACGAGGCAACCTTTGAGTCCCTGCCTATAAGGGACAGTGGAATTTATAAACGCGGTGCCACTATCCGCGAAAGGGTGGATTTAAAGCGGTTACCTTTTTCCGCTGCACACAGAATATTAACCACAATCGCTAACCTCGGAAAAAACAGTCCGAGGGGCGAACTCCTGGTCTTCGAGCTTCCCAGGAAACAACGACATACCATCGTAGTGGCGCTCAAGGGCTAATTACTCGTCTGGAGTCACATTCCAGGCGAGATAGAAGCTGGCCCTTGCCTCTGCTGTAGGATTGGCGAATTTTCTTTTACCTTGTAACCCAACTTGACGCATAAACCAAGGCAAAACGTCATCAACTGGTTGGATTGTTTTGTTCCGCTTTCGCCAATTACTCCACCACGTGGTACTTCCAGATCGCTGGTACATCGCATAAAAGCTGTTAAAGATGGGCATACCTCCAGCTAATGCTTCACCTCCTTTGCCCACCGCATTCATCCATGCGGGTAGAGTGACGATTTGATCAGGGTGTTTAAGATAGACACTGTCCTTCGCAATCGCGGTAACGGGGTTCCGGCACATAGTGTAAATGCGCCCATCAAAGACGGGACGACATTGACAGAACTCAATGTGCTCAAGCTCAAAAGCAGGCTCCTCGATAGCCATATTGAACCCCATTTCC